AACGAATTAGCAATTTTTATTATAAAATGCAATTGGTTGAAAAGTATAAGAATAGATTAGCTAGTTTAACAGGAACATCTATAGCAGGTGTAGTTTTAACCGAAGCAATGGAATTGTTACTAACTGATGATGTAGCAGAAGATGGTGGATTTTTAGCATTTGAAATAGAAAAATTTGTATTTAGAAATCCAACTGAAGGTATAGATGCAGAAAAAACATTAGATTCATTAAACGCTATATTAAGAGGATTTGATGGATTTGAATTATTTTTATATAAAGATTTAAATGTTTTAGCATATCCAAAATATTCAACACCTGCTTACTTAGGACAATCAATATATCTATTATATCCAACGGATTATCCAGATGTTATAAGTTGGTATGAATCGGCATTATCAGTAGCAAGTGAATTTGATAAATACAATCCAAATTATATAGTAAATAACATACCTGAATTTATTTATACTAATTCTGAAAATAACGATTTTGTGGTATTTTTGGATATGATAGGACAGCATTTCGATGCTATATGGGTTTACATAAATGCTTTATCTAAATTTAAAAAATTAGATGAAGCTGGATTAAAAGGAGTTCCTCAAAATTTTGTTTGGAATATATTAAAATCTTTTGGTTGGGAAGGTAAGAGAGCATTTGATTCTCAATTCCTTTGGGAGTATGCATTCGGACAATCAAAGGAAGGATATCCAAAATATTCAACTTCATTAGAAGATGCAAACAATCAAGTTTGGAGAAGGATACTAAATAACTTACCATACCTATTAAAGCATAAGGGAACTGGAAGAGCTATGAAAGCTATTATGGCTTGTTATGGTGTTCCACAATCTATGTTGACAATAATGGAATTTGGAGGACCGCAAGATCCAACAAAGGGTGGAGTTAGTGAATTTACATTTGATGATAGAACGGCGGCATTAAGATTACAAAGTACTTCATCGATTTTGATTCCTTGGAAAGCAGTGGGAACTCCATCAGAACATCCACAAGCTATAGAATTTATGTTTAAGCCTGATACGGCAAATTCATTTACATTAGTATCTGCATCAAATTTTTCATTAGCAGTAACATCATCAAATACAGGTTCTGTTTTAGGATTTAATATTGGAAGTTATTATACGACTAGTTCTGAATTTGAATTCAAATTAGATAATTATAATAACGTATTAATTAATAAAACCGATTCTGGTAGTGGTTCAATATATAATGTTTATTTAAAATCAGGAGATGGAATTAGAATAATTACAACTTCTAGTTTAGAATTAACAATACCAACAGCATCCGGTGAATGGGAAAGTGGTAGCAATATTCGTGTTGGTGGAACTAATCCATATTTTACAGGTTCATTAGATGAATTCCGTTTGTGGAGAGTTCCATTAGAAATTAGCAAATTTGATAATCACACTTTATTTCCAGATTCGATAAATGGTAACAATTACAGTTCATCTACTGCTGATTTATATTTCAGATTAGATTTTGAATATCCCAGAGATAGAGCTAGTTTCCCAAATATTTTGAATGTTGCTATAAATGAAGGATATGGTGAACAATTTGCTACGGCAAGTAATATGTATTCGGCGCCAACCTATCCATATCAATATATTCCTTATGATAGAACTGTAACGGCAAAAGTCCCATCTTTAGGATTTAATGTTTCTAATAAGATTCGTTTCGAAAACCAATACACATTATCTGGGCAAGAAATTACATCTGGTTCTAATTATACTGCTTCACTATCTTATAAAAGTAGAGCGACTAAAAAAGCATTTGATAACTCTCCAATAGATTCAAATCGTTTGGGATTATTCTTCTCTCCAATTAAGGAGTTGAATATGGATATCCTAAGAGCATTTGGTGATTTTAATATTGATAATTATATTGGTGACCCATCGGATGATTACAAGGATTCATACAAACAATTAGATGGATTACGAGAATATTATTTCGAAAGATTGGATAGAGATATAAATGAATATATTCAATTGGTTAGATATATTAACAAATCTCTTTTTGATGTTCTTGCCGATATGGCGCCTGCTAGAGCAAAGATATCCAAAGGTTTATTAATCGAACCACACTATTTAGAGAGAAACAAAACTCGTTGGGATAGACCAATAGCACAAAGAGGAGATTTTGAATCTAATGTGGCTGTTACTGAAGGTGTAAATTTAGTATCCGATTATCCTACTTATGAAGGTGAATTTGCGGATAGAATTGATGCAAACATAGGATTCGATATAGCAAACTATGATGGTGTTATAGATGAAAATGAAGCAACTCAAATAATAGGTGAAAAGGTTTCCTATGAAACACTTATAGATTATAATACTGATGAAGCTTTAGAAGGTGAATACCCATCATATACATCATCAATTGAATTCTCTTTGGGTGAAACCTTATTAGCTGAATATGAAAGTATTGGAAAATATGAAGCAATTGGAATGGATAAAAATTCAGTAGCTAATTTAGGTTTTGGATTATATGCTCCAAACGGAACTACACAATATAAAAGATTTACCGATTTGGAAGGAAGTGTTAGTCAATCAAGAAGTAACATATTTTTGGTAGAATTAACAGAAACTAAAAATATTTTAACACAAACAAATTCAAACGAACCATTGATTGTGGAAGATACACCAACTATTTTTAAGAAAAATATTGTATCTATTATACCATTTAATGGTAGTGTAAGTGTTGGGAATGGTGTAACAAATGTTACCGAACTTAAGGGATATTTCCATACGCATTATCGTTACACAAACGGATTATCTACAGGTTTGGAAAGATCTTATTTCTTAGGGTCTCAGCAAACAACTGCAACAACGCCTGATGGATTATCTCCTGTAGAAACATTTACAACCAATCCTAATGTTCTTAGAGTTGCTAAGACTGGTAGAGGTAGTGGTGAACCAATCCTTGAGGTTGATTAATACTTATTTATTAAAATAAAAAAACTATATATTTATAGAATATAAAAGACACATAATATGGGATATTTAAACAACACAGAAGTAATTGTTGATGCGATTCTTACCAAAAAAGGTAGACAAAAATTAGCATCGGGTCAAGCACTTAATATTACAAAATTTGCATTGGGTGATGATGAAGTGGATTATACACTTTACGAACCAGCGCATCCTAAAGGTTCTGCTTTCTATGATTCGGCAATTAGAGCAATTCCGGTAACTGAAGCATCTCCTGATGAAACTCAAGTATTGAGATATAAATTAGTTACTCTACCAAAGGGAACTACTCAAATTCCAACAGTTAGATTGGGTGTTCCATCTATCAGCGCTAATCAAAGCGAAGGTGGTGTGGGATTAACACCAACAACTTCACCAGCGGGAAATACGGGTGCAGGATATACAATGATATTAGCAGACCAATCTGCAGGAACTCTTACTGTAACCAGAGGAGCAACTTCAGCAGCAACTACGCCGGTATTCTTAGGAGATGAAATATCTTCAACTGCACAGGTAGTAAGTGGTTTAGAATTCAGATTTACACCAAACCCACAATTAACATTGGATGTTTCTACAACAATCACTGTTTATGGCAATGAGACTGGTGGTTCACAAACTATCCCTGTAACAATAACTTATAAAGCAACAGTATAAAATAAAAAATATATAAAAAATGGCACAAATTATTGATCCTAATGTAACCGCCCAGATTAGAGATTTGGCAAATACGGGACAAATCGATACCGACCAATTAATATCGATTTTAAACTCCGCATTACCTGCGGGCTCTCAACTAAGTGTAGGGGCTGGTATATCAACTGGTATCTATAAAAGATTTGGTGACTTTGATAAGGTAAATGCTAAAATTGAAATAGTAACTACGGGTATTTGGTCAAATGGCTCAGGTTCACTTACAACTTTCTTTACATCATCTACACAAGCTAGAACTGAAAACAGTGGACAATTTTATTATAATGTATATGATAAAACCCCATCAGATGAAACATCAGAGGTTCAATTTGCAGTAGCATATGGTAATGTTAATGGAAGTGGTTCTACTCAATTATCATCTGATGATAATGCATTGTTAGCAACTAAATCAACATACGCTCAGTATCGTTCAATGTTATTGAATGACCCAACTGCAAAATTCCAATTCGAAACGGGTTCGGCTGGAACATTAGCAGATGCTGATTCAATTTACGCTATTACTTTAAATAGAGCAAGATATAGAGAAGAAATGGATGCAGGTAACTGGTCATTAAATTTGTCCGGTTCTAATGGAACATTTACTTTTATTGATGATAGTGGTAAGAAATTTGGTGATACATTTGGTAAAGCAGGTAGAGTATTTACTGTTGTATCGGGTTCTTTAAATATAGGAACACAAAATTCAGCAACTGAAGTTAATAGAGTAGCACCATTAAATGGCAAAGGATATGGAACGTTCTATCCTGATAGAGGTATTATCATTCTTAATCCTGAAGCAATTGGTAGTGTAGTTGGAACAGTTACATTCTCAACGGCATCTGGTCATACACAAACTGCTAATTTAAGTGGAAGTTTAGCAACTACAGCAAACGCTTACAATCAAGCTAGATTATTCTCAGCAATTAGTGGAGCTGGTGATTTTGAAGCTAGAAGAACTGAAAATGTATCAACACAACATTTCTTCGTAAGAGCAACAAATAGAGAATATAATTATTCTAATAACCCAACATATGTGGATACAGCAGGAGCATTCTCAGAACCTTCATTTGCAATAGACCCACAAACTTATATTACAACTATAGGTTTATATAATGATTCAAATGAATTGATTGCAGTTGCAAAAACTTCACAACCAATTGTTAAATCATTCGATAAAGAAGTATTGATAAAAGTTAAATTAAGTTATTAAACGATAAACGTTAAAAGATAAAGAAACCCCCAGAAATGGGGGTTTTTTGTTTAGATGATATTTATAGAAAAGATATACACTAGGGAATGTTAAAAGAAATACCAAAATCAGATATTGTAGTAAGACCTTTTAAGGTATATAAAGAATGGTCTTTTGATGAGCAAGATAAAGCTGAAGTTGATATAAAGTGGGGATTATCGGGTTCATTTGGTTCATTTGATGCAGAAATTCCAACCGAATTAAGATATGTTTTATATCGTTCAGTAGAAGCTCAATTTTATAGAAATTCGGCAACCGCATCGATTATAACGGAAGTTGGCAGAAGAAAATCATATGCATCTACCTATGAGAGAAATTTAGAAGAAGAATTTGCATTATTTTCAATACCACAAATATATTATGGTGAAGGTATTAAACCTGGTAGTTTAACATTAACTACAGGAAGTGTAACTTATACAGATGATGGATTCTCCAATTTAATTGATTCTGCTAGTAATGTAAAAGGAAACATATTTTATGATAGAGGATTTGTGATTGCAACAAAAGATATACAAAGTGGTTCATCGTTTACTGATTATTCTTTGCAATATCGTTCTACAAAAACAATATATGAAAACGAAATTTTTATATCAGTATTGGAAAGTGAATTTAATGCATCAACAAATCCAACCGCATTAACTAACATTGATTTCGAATCGTTTCAGGCTATATTAGATGATCCTATTACAAAACAAAAATATACAGGTAGTTTTTATAATATAAAATCAGCAAGAGTAAATCCATTATTTTGGGAGTATGATTTTAGTGCATCTAATGACCCAACAGGTTCATATTTAGCACCTTATATTACTACTATTGGATTATATGATAATGAGATGAATATGATAGCGGTAGCAAAATTACCGCAACCAATTAAATCAATGCCTGATTATCCACTAAACTTTATAATACGTTTTGATACATAAATTGAATATACTTATATTTATATCTAAATAAGAATTATTATGGCAATACTAGATTTATACAAAAACCAAAAACCAACTACGGCTAAGGTAAACGAAAGAGGTGGTGACCCAGAACCAATTGGTGATGCAAACCCATATAAACCTTCTAAAGATCTATCAAGAGACCAGAAAGCGTTGAAAAGGGCTAGAGGTGGTGATATTGGTGGAAAGCTTTATAGCGCTACTCCTAAAAAATAAATAATGAATTGGTTACATAATGGAAAAGAGGTTACGGAAGAAATGGTGCCAGATGGAGCCGTTGGGTTTATCTATATGATAACACACACCCCAAGCGGTAAATACTACATTGGAAAGAAATCACTTGAGAGTGTTCGTAATGTAAAAATTGGAGTAAGGGAACTTGCAAAAATTAAGGGGGAACGTAAGGCAGCCGGAATGGGTGGTAGAGCTCCTCTTAAAAAGAAAGTTCGTAAATCATCTGATTGGGAAAAATACTACTCATCTAATGAGTGGATAATCAAACAAGTTAAAGAAGGAAAGGAAAATGAATTCAAAAGAGAAATCGTTGAATTTTGCTATTCTAAGAAATCCCTATCTTATTTAGAAGTATATTATCAATTTAAACATAATGTTCTTTCAAACGAAAACTCAATAAACGAAAACATATTGGGTAAGTTTTTTAGAAAGGACAC